CGGCCCGAAGGTGTGTGAGTCCAGCTTTTAACTATTCCTGAATATTTCCAACTCATATCCCTCCGTCAAAGGTGGGCGCGGCGAATGACTCTCTCGTGATGGTCACAAAGTACGTGGTCAATTTTGAGGACATAAGCCGATGTCTTTCTAGGAATTAATTGGAGCGCGTGACTGGCGACATCGGCTAAGACGTTATACCAACCGACGCGCCCCAACGGATTCCGTAGATGAAATCTACTTCGCATCACTTCCTTTTGTCAAGCAGAAACTTCGCTTCGCAGTTTGCTCTTTTCGATGAAACGGACAAGCTGGAAACGAGCCTTACGTCTAGCGCGTTTCGCAAGCGTAGCGATCAATTCCACTTCTTGCGTTTGGTGCTCGTGAGACGCCCACTCAGAGAAAAGCTGGTTGTACTTCTCCAGCGCTTCCTCCGGTAGTTGCCTCTTGATTTGCTCGATAGCGCCTGTGAGCGTATTCACGTCCAGAGCGCCAGCACTACTTTTAACGATTGCCTTTACCATCAGTGATTCTCCTTTTTTTTATAGAGCGCCATTTTAAAGTGTGCGCTACTCACCTTTGCCTTGCGGCAAACTCTTCCGGCATGCTGCCGACCAATGCGGGTATAGATTAGCTTCTGGAGGTAAATCGCGGAGAATTGTCCCGCAATTAGGGCATTTCCCGCCATTAGCTCGATACCAATAATTTATGTCCATGTCCGGCTGCCGATTCGAGGGCGCAGCATCTACGCCCAACGGCATCTCTGCCGATTTCTGCTGTCCGACAGCCGGAACTGGGTTACCTGGCTCAAGAAAGTCTTTCAGTAGTGTGAGCAGAATCTTTTGGTCCGCAACCTCTACCATGCTCTTGAGCACTTCCTTACGCTCAAATTCACGCTGATAAGACTCCGGCTTTTCGGCATCGGTAGCCAAGTGGAAATGTTCCAGTGTCAATCGCAGCATCGGTGTCATTTAAATAATCCTTTCCCCTAACGCTCCGCCCTTCGCGCCGTTTTCTTCTTCCCATTCCCAACTAGCCGAATGTTCATGCCCGTGACCTTCTGTCAATTCACAGCGGATACATTCATCTTCACTTGGATGGAAAACGCTTTTACAGCGTGGCAAACCTTCCCAAGTTAAATTCGGTTTGTCTCGCACAGCCAAATCCCTCCTCCCTTGTCTAAGCCCCCGGCTCACCCCTCGCGTCCAGCCCCCGCGCCATCCTTCAACATCTTGATTGTCTTTTTAAGCTCTGCGATGCGGTCGTACACAGCCTCTTCCACTGTGCGCTGGGGCCGGAACTGCGTGCCGATTACAAGCTCTTCTAGGTCAGCTAGAATGCTTTCCTGCACTTTAATTGCTGCTTCGTCGCTCATTTTCCAGCCCTTTTGCTCTCAGCACCCAGCCACTCCGCTAGAAATGCCTTGGCGCGGCCGCGCAGCACATCTTCTGTGCTAAACCGGAGAACTCTGTAGCCCATCATCGTGGCGTGGTTGTACTTATTCATGTCGGCTTGGAATCCAGCACCGCGTACATGCCTACCACGCGTCCAGATTGCACCCTCAATTTCAATGGCTACTTGTGCATCGAGTAGCATGTAATCGAATCTCCATCGGCGCTCAGCGTGGAAGCGTACTTCCTTCAGCCAACTAAGCCCAAGCTCGCGCAAGTGCTCCTCCATTAACAGATTAGCCTGTTGTTTCACGGCATAGTCACCGTAGCTAATCTCTTTTGCGCTCTGCGTTGCCGCTTGTCTTTGGCCGCTTGAATTATGCGAGCTTGCTGGATGCGAGACAAACCCTGATATGGTGGCGATGGTTTGCCTTTGCGCGGTCGCGCAGCGATTATTCCAAACGGTCTGCTCATGGCATTGTTACTCCGCTGAGCAACCAAATCACGCCGGCAATAGCCAAGCCCAGGAGCGTAGCGCCCAGCAAGAAGGCCCTAAAGAGCGGGTAGCGCACGGCTCGCCGGCTAAAGCCTGGTTCCCATTGCACGCTCACGACTGGCTCCTAGCAAGGCACTCAGGCTCAGTTGGTAGACCGTGCATCGCAGCCCAAAGCTCATCTGCTAGTTCTCGCTTATCAGGGTCATTCGATTGCACGAGGTAGGTGTGGGCGTGCCGCGCAGCGGCGAGCAATTCACTATGCGCGGCCAGCAACTCATTGTAAAAGCTAGACTTGACTGAGGTCCAGCCGTCTGGTGTGCGTGGTTCGATCATAGCTTTAGTCCTTTCGGCATATTCTGCTCAAGATACAAGGCTAGCGCGCGGCGTACGATCTCGCCAAACGGCATACCAGAGAGAGCGGAGAACGCGCGCAAAGCATCAAACTGTTCAGGCCGAAGCAAAGTGACGTTACGGACCATTCCGCCCATTTCGTTAGGTAATGCTGGCCCTCTCTTGCTGTTACACTTATTACATACTGGCTCGACTTCAAGCGGTTTAGAGTAGTCTCGATGATCGTAACTAGTTGCGCGCGCCCCGCAATCAACGCAAGGAATTTCCTGAGCTTTAAGATCAGGCAACTCACCTTTCTTCACGGCCATTCTAACGCGGCCATTAGCGAGCATTCCACCAGCTTGAGCCATTAGGATTTCTCCTGTCGCATGGCAATGTCGTTCAGCACACAAAGCCTGATATACTCGGACAGCCGCAGCTTGAGCACCAGCGCTTGTTTCTCAAAGAGCTTTCGTTCATCCTCAGTGGCCCGGAAGCCGATCGTCTGACTTCGATTGTCGCTTGGCATGAGCAAATAGTACAGCAAAAGCTAAACATCTGTCAAGCATAATCAGCAATGACACTTGTAAACTCTTTGTAAAGCCCAGCAGCTACAGTCGAGCGTTTCTAATCCTGAGAGCACGTTCTCTGGCAAGGCGTTGCAAGGTGAGTTTAGTCATTGGATCCTCCAGCAAAGAGCATAAGCAATCGATCAGCGCAGCGCAATAGTACGCCAGGTCAGGCCCAAGCATTGATTCTAAGCAGGTTATTTTGGGCTTGACAGCGGTCAGCGCAAAGCAATACACTTGAGCTCGTGAGCACCGCAACAATACCTCAGCAGAGCGATTCTCGGGCGATTCCAGCAACAAAGCGCTGCAAGTCAAGGAAAGAGCCCATGGTGCAGCAAGCAGTTCTAGCCAATGCACTCATCGGCGCTAGTAACTCGCAGATAGCAAAAGACTTGAATATCGACCGCGCAACCGTTAAAAGAATACTCTCAGCATCTGATATGCAACATCACATTGAAATAGGTCGTTCAGATTGCGTTAGAATGATCCCCAAGAGCGTGCGCGTGATACGCCAAAGACTCGAAAAGGGAAGCGAAACGGCCGCATTATCAATTCTACGAGGAACGCAAGTCCTGATTAATCAGCCACTTACAGTGAATCAATCCAACATCGTAGCAAACACATGGATCACCATGCGAGCGCAGAAGGCAGCAGAAGCACAACAGACCTTAGATGTAACGCCTATCAGCTCTGAATCGCCAGCAAACACTACTCTACAGCCCGATCCTCCCAAAGATTAACCGCACCTCGCCAGCTTATACATCACTCGCTTTGCCTTGCAATCGTTCATATATCATTGATAACACGCGCTTTATCTGATAGGACCCAAACTGAAGACGGGGCCGAGCAACCCCAGGCCGGTCGTCCGCGCGTGTGCAGACTCCAAATTTCACTGGAAACTCAAAAAGGTTGTACATACGATTTCCCTTGACAACGTACATACAACCTGAGAATGTACATACATGCCGAAGAAACCGATTCAGATACGGGTTGACGACGGAGAACTAGCGGATTGGAACCTGAGGGCGGATAACGCGGCGTTGAGTTTGTCGGCATGGATACGAGAAAGGTGCAATGCAGCGAGTGACGATAAAGCGGTGCGGGAGCCTGGAGACGCTAGTATGGGTCAAGGGAGCACTTCTGCGCCCGATCGATCTTCCGGACCTAGTCCAAGACCTAAAAAATCAGAACTTGCAATATCGGTTGCAGGAAGAACTGGACATGTGGTCGGCTGCGATTGCTTCCAGTGCGCACAGGCTGAGAGATTTTTCAAAGCGATGAGGAGGGAGTAGCCATGGACGAGTTCAAGTTCCCGAAGGTGACCGGGTTGGAGTACAAGCCGCTGGAGCAGCACGTAGCAGAGTCCGTATGGCAGCGGTGCAACTGCCAGACCTGCCAGGAGAAACGCCATCGGCTAGATCAGATACCCGGGCCGAAGCTGGACTATGCCACTTTCCGCAACAAGGATGAGAAGTACTAGGAGGGCTCATGGGCTGGATTGAGATAACGTTCACGGTGGTGGTTTTGCTGATGGCGGTGGGGATAGCGCGCAGGAATCCCTTGGCGCTTTGGATCGGGCAAGTGCTGGTGATGGGGGCGGTATTCGGGCTGGTGAAGGAGTTGTTTGGCGTAAAGGGTAGGCTGTATGGCTCGACAGGGCGGCCGAGGCTGCGGCGGTGATTGACTGCTTCATTCGGATAACCAAAGGGGAGTTGGCAGATCCTCTTAGAGCTGCTTTCTTCGATGCTACCATCGCCCGCTGGAAGATGGAGCCTAGCGTGGTCGTTCGGGCTATTCAGGACCGGCCGATCAGAGAAGGCCGGTTGTGGGCCGAAGAGGCTGCCTCCTCCGAAATCTATATCTACACCGACTCCGACGTGCTTCCCCATGGCAAGGACTGGCTATGTCGGGGGCTCAAGGCAATGCAAGCGAATCCCGAGTATGCCATTCTTTCTTCCCTTTCGTTGATTGAATCCGAGAACCGAGCTGTCGGCCCTGAGAACTCCGTTGTCTATGATGTGGCTTGGGTCGGAGCGCCGATGTGGGTGAAAAAGGGCATCCTCTCTGATGACCTCCCTCCCATGACGCTAGGCTCTGAATGTGGCATAATCGACACATACGTTAAGGCCAAAGGCTATAAGTGTGGGCTTATCAACGGCCTTCGGCATCTCAATATGGGCCATGGCTTCTCGACTGACCCAGCGCAAAGATGGGGCTACGATTGAGAACTCTGATCGCCATCAAAGGCTGTGAGGCTCACTTCGACCGTTGGAAAGCCCAATGTGAAACTTGGGCAAAAACTGACGGTCTATCCCAAAGACCTGGATGGCTGGGAATCTTTTACCTAACAGGGCAAATGCTTAAAGTCCCTGACGATTACGAGCACCTGCCCGCCAAGACCCATGCCATCTGCGAGCAATTTCAGGACTATGACTTCTGTTTCCTTACCGACAGCGATTCGTATGTTTCCATCCCACGGCTCCTCGCTTCCGGTTTCGAGGCCCATGATTACATTGGCTACCAACTAGAAACTCCGGACGGCATTCCTTACGCCTCTGGCGGGGCTGGGTATTGGCTATCGCGTAAAGCCATGAAGATGGTAGCAGAGGAAGCCATACCTGAACGATTCAAGAACGAAGATGAGATGGTCGGAACAGTCTTGGCTGAGGACGGCATCAAGCTCCACCACGACCCCCGCTATGCCCTGTACCGGGATGTCCTGCCAAGCAATGACGTAATCAGCAGGCATCTCAGCTCCAGAGGCCCCTACGAGATTAGCTTCATGTACGCGGCTCATAGGAGGGCCACCAATGGCGATCACTGAAGAACAACTCAAGAACTGGTTCACGTATCATTCACCAACCCCAGACCAACTGCCAAAGTATCTTGCTATTCGGGATGCCGGAGCGGCACTGGCTAAGGCGATTGTAGATAACTCCCCATCATCTGCCGACCAGACAGCGGCCATCCGCAAGGTCAGAGAAGCGGTTATGACTGCGAATGCTTCTATTGCCTGTGGCGGACAATGAACAAAAACAGATGGTTCCGCGGAACATGCTCTAATTGCCGCGCCAAGAAGCAGCGTGTCCACAAGTGCGGCTCTTGCCAAGTTTGTAAGAAATGCGCTATTAAACTGAAGCGCGATGTAAATTTGCATAAGGTTTGGGGATGATCGTTGGCTTGGAAGGGGGCCTCGGAAATACTCTATTTCAACTGGCTTTCGGCCTCTCCGTAGCCAAGGCGCGCGGCGAAGAGTGCCTGTTTACCAAGTACCGCCTCGACTCCGACCCTAACGGCCGGGTCTATGAACTAGGTAACTTCTGCGCCGAAGTGCCAATAGTCGAGCGCGAAGAGGCCCCCTTGCTGGCCGATACCTGGTACTACAACCCCGGAGTCTACGATAAGCAATGGAAGTCCTTCACTGGCCATTGGCAGACTGAGCGCTACTTCGACGCTCCTTTGGTGCGCCAAGCCTTGAAGCTCCGCTACCCGATCAGCGCCGGAACGGCTTGTTGGGCAAATCGAATCCTCTCAGGGCCAAGCTGCGCAATCCATGTCAGGCGGGGCGATTACCTCCTTCCAGACCGCCTCGCCTACCATGGCAACGTCACGATGGATTATTACCACCGGGCCATGGAGCGCATAGGCAAGTGCGATTTCTTTGTTTTCTCCGATGACGTGGCTTGGTGCATCGACGCCTTCCCTAACTGCCTGGTGGTCCGGTATCCCGATCAAACCGACCATGAACACCTATTCCTGATGAGTCTTTGCAATCACGCGATCATCCCCAATAGTTCTTTCGGATGGTGGGGAGCATGGCTTGGCGACACCCAGAAAGACCGTATCGTAATAGGGCCTTCCCGCTGGTTTGTCTGCGGCTTGAACGCCTCTGACGTTATTCCCGATAGGTGGCTCAAACTTGAAAATTAAGGACTCCAGTTGGCTGAACCTCAAGCGCCATGATGTCACCAGTCAGAATGGCGAGGATGGAGTTCTTTCCGCTATCTTTGACATCATAGGCGTCCGTAGCTGGTGGTGCTGCGAATTGGGAGCCCACGACGGCAAAACCAACTCAAACACCTGGAATCTACGGAAGAACCATGGCTGGACAGGCGTGCTTATCGAGAGAGATGCTTCCCGAATCGAGCAACTGAAAGAGAACTCCGGCGACGAAGACATCGTAGTCCATGGCCATGTGGACGATACCAACACCCTGGACAGGATCTTGCTCCAGACCTTCATTCCCAAGAACTTCGATCTTCTCAGTATCGACGTAGACGGCGAGGACCAAGCCATCTGGCGAGCCTTAGTTCATTACAAGCCACGCGTCGTGGTTATTGAGGTCAATTCCAGCTTCCCTCCTGGAGTCATCCACAAGTCCAGTATTTCCTCCTGTGTCGAGTTGGCCAAAGAAAAAGGCTATGAACTGGCCATTCATACCGGGAACTGTATCTTCGTAGAGCATAGATTCGCCAAGGTCTTAGGAATCGACACCGTAAACTGGGAGGAACTTTTTGATCCAAGTTGGACCCAAAACCGAATTATGTGAATTGGCCCAGAAATGGGGTACGGACAAATGGTTCTACTACACTGCCTTCTACCATGAACTCCTGAAGGACCGCCGCCATAAGGTAAAGAAAGTATTGGAGTTAGGCATAGGTTCTCCGGCGACGATGCTCGATTCTCTTTCGCGCATGGGCATCACGGAATACAAGCCCGGAGCCAGTCTTTTCATGTGGGAAGAATACTTCCCCAAAGCCGAAATCTATGGCCTGGACATCGACAGAAGCATTCTTTTCAACAAAGGAAGAATCATCACATCCTACTTCGACCAGCGAGAACCATCAACATATCCAAACTTTACCGGGCATCACTTTGATTTAATCGTAGAAGATGGACTGCACGAAAAAGAAGCGCAACTCACGGCCTTAGAGACACTGATGCCCTGTCTAGAACCAGACGGGATCTACATCATGGAAGACGTGGGATACCTGGCTAGGGCTTGCCGGATTGCGTTCCTACGAGAAATCAGTTATCCGGCGCAACTCGCGGAGTTCCACAATCCCGCCCTTGGTAGCCATATCGCCGCCTGCATCGTCGTGCGGCCATGAAGGATCTCATCATAGGCATGGCTGCTGGCTACACCGATGAGCAACTAAAGCCATTCGTAAACTCATTAAAAAGAACAGGTTATGACGGAGACGTGATTCTCATTCGCCAGAATCCCTATGCCGTGCATCCGATCCTTTCCCGCTTCGATTTGATCCCCCGCTACATCCATCAAAGCTACCGCTATGTCATCGCCTGCGATACCTCGGACATCGTGTTTCAATCGAATCCGTTCAAGTGGCTTGAGGAGCATCTTGGGATACATGGACTGTGCGTCGTCAGTGAGCACGTGACTTTCGAGCAAAGCCCAGGAAACAAAAAGAACATGCAAGAAGCCTTCCCGCAGAACTGGGAAGAAATGAAGGGCAAGGAAGTCTGCAACGCCGGAGTTATCGCTGGTCTTCCGCATCCAGTCAAGCGAATCTGTGAAGATATTTACGAACTGTGTTTGCGCGACGCCAGAATCAACGCCGCGCCAATCAAAAGCCTTACCTGGGATGAAATGATTTCCGACCAATCGGCGCTGAATATCCTTCTGCCCGAGTTCCCCACGCTCGTTGCCCACGCCGAAGATGGCTTCGTGCATGAGTATTCCCATCCCGGAAACGGGGAGCATTGCGCCATCCTCCATCAGTACCTCTACACCAGGGGAGATGAGATTCGCACAAAGTACTTGACGCCATGACTTTTCAGGTGTCTACTCTCCGCAGGAGCGTTCTATGAAATCTGCCCGCAACCTCATCCCCAAGAAACTAGGCCACGCAACAAAATTCCATGATGGCATGCGCGAACACATGAGCGCCTTCAAGCATCCAGGCGTCAGCGAACACAAAGGCGGACCGGAGTGGGCGCACGGCAAGGGCGACGACATGCACATGTCGGACAACGGAATGCATTTCGGGGACTCCAATCCCGATGAAGCCACGCACATGACCGGCATCCATGGCCACAGCCAGAAGAATCCCCGCCATGAACACATCCACAGGATGCTGGTGCGCAAGTGAACTTCGGCAACAAAGTCCAGATGCCCAAGATGCCTACCATGGGTAAGCCTCCCGTCAGCATGAAGAATCAGCCGCGCATGAGAACCCTCAAGAGAATGCTTACGAAGCCTGCCGGTAGCGTCGGCAAAGCGCCTATGGGCATGTTTGGAGCCGGCTAAATGTCGGTAACTGCCAGAGAAGTTTGCATTCTTTCCCAAACTACTATCATTGCAAACGGCAACGGCCCGATCATCCTCATGCCTGCCTTCTATGGCGGGGCGATTCTGTATCTCACGGCAGGAATCCCCACCGGCACTTCTCCAACTCTTGATGTCTATATTCAGCAAGGATTCACAGCGCAAATCGCCGGAGATACCAGCAGTCTCGATTTGACTAGCACTGCCGTTCCTTCGATCTGGGATGATTATGCGCACTTCGCGCAAATTGGTTTTTCCGCCTCTGCACAGTCTCAAGTTATGCGCATCAACGCTGGCCAGGGAACAAGCGCTGCAAATGCTCCCACGGCTTCGATTACTGCGGCGCAATCCGGAGCAATAGCGGCCAGCACAGTGCAGGAAGGACCTCTAGGGATGTTCTGGCGCGTGCTTTGGAAAGTTGGCGGAACCAGTCCATCCTGGCCGACGCTGACGATTACCGGGCAGTTCTTGAACTTGCAGGGATGAGATATGTTGCGCTGGAAGAACCGACTGTGCGGGCGCAGGCGGCGGACGCGGCAAGCATGCTGCCACCGAGGTAGCTAGTCGGTGCTTACCTAAGCCGAAAGGCCCAGAAGAGCACGGCGTAACATTCGCCCGTAATAACTTTATGCCTGGAATGAACAATACGATGCACGAATGGAAAACTGAGAAGCTCCATTCAGGCTCAAAGACAGGCCCCGTAGTCACTTCTAGAAAGCAAGCTATCGCCATCGGGTTGAGTGAAAACCGCAAGGCCAATGCCAAGCGAGCATTGAAAAAGTGAGCTATCCTGATGCGGTCATTCAGTGGCTAGCCGACAGGCAGAAAGCACGCACTGACCTGCTTTTCCTCTGCAATGAAGTCCTGCAATACAAAGACATCGAAGCCGATCCCCACATGGACATGATTGATAATGTCCAGAAATTCCAAGGAGGAACAGACCTCTGCCAGGATAAAACCGGCATCTGGCTCAGCTATAAACCAAAGATTGATATGTGGCGTCTGCCGGGACCGCGCCGCAGGATGTTCTGGTTCCACAGAGGGAGTCTCAAAACAACCACCATCACCGTAGCCCATGCGATCCAGTGGCTCATCAACTACTACGACGTTAGAATCCTTATCTCAACAGCGGTTAGCGACCAAGCCCAGAAGATGCTCCTAGAGATAAGCGGCCAGTTGAAATACAACGAATGGTTCAGGATGCTCTTTCCAGAAGTCTGTCCTGATGCCCACCACGCCGCTGACTTCGGCAACCAGGAAGAGTTCACGATTCCCTGTAGGGAAAAGAAGTGGCTTAAGGAACCCACGGTATCGGTGACGAGCGTAGGCAAGGTTATTGCCGGTTATCACTACGAGGTCATCAAGCACTCGGACATCGTGGACAAGGAAAACATCAAGACGGACGGAGGCAGAAGGGCGGTAGCCGAGCATTTCAAATACATGTCCCCGCTAATCGAGAGGAACCCCATTCCTCCGCATTACGGCTGGCAGGACGTGGAAGGCACGCCCTACGACTTTCTGGATGCGTACAATACTGAGATTGTGGAAAAAGAAGGGAAGTTACCGGAATCGAAGCGCACTTGGCAAATCACCATCAAAGGATGCTACCGAGATGAAGCCCAAACGATCCCCTTCTGGAAGAAGCGCTGGCCCCGAGAAGCCCTCGAAGACGAGCGCCACAACCTCGGTGACGTACTCTTCGCAGCCCAGATGCTCTGCAACCCCATCCCTGATAGCGGGGGTTTGGCCTCCAGCAAGGACATCGTGTTCTTCCCCCGCAAGGCACTTTCGGGAATCCCGCTTCGCTATCACTGCACCATTGACCTGCATGGAATGGAGGATAACGCAGGGAACGACTCTACTGTACTTAATGTGAGCGGGTTCGATAATGACGGGCGCATGTATCTAGTCGAACTTCGCGTTGGGCATTTCGATCCATTCGATACCATCGAGCATATCTTTGGCATTCACAAACGCTACAAGGACATCGACTTCAAGATTGAAAAGGATGCCCATGCGAGAGTCCTTTTGCCTTTTCTCAAGCGCGAGCGCACCAAGAGGAATCTTTTTCCGAGAATCATCCCCATCCAAAGGGATACCAGGACAAGCAAGAAGCAGCGCATACGCGGCCTGCAAAGCTGGTTCAAGAGCGGCAACATCAGAATCCTGGAGGACTTGGACCCGGCAGCCAGGATGGAACTTGTCCAGCAAGTCACGCGATTCACGCTCACCAGCCACTACCACGATGACATTCTCGATACCATGGCCGATCAATGCCAGAATGGGGATGGTGGAGTGTCTTACGAATTGACGCCGCGCACCAAGCCAGAATATGTTCCCTTCGAGACGGGCGTGGACATGTTCCTGGGCTTTGATGAGTTCGACAAGCAAGCACGCTGGCTAATGGATAAACCGGCTGGACATGAGGGAAGCCACTGGAAGGGCACAGGCTTGTGAGCGAAGAAAACATCCACGCAATCAGCCAGGAAGAGAAAGAGAAGGTTATCGCTCCCTCCGAGAAATGGAGCGACGATTATGCTGGGAAGATTGCGCTCGCTGACTTTCAAAAGATGGAGAACTACCGATCCCAAAATCACGATTGGAGGTTCAGGAATGCGGACGAACTCTACGCGGCTTGGGTGGGAACTAAATACTGGGAGGGGACGAGAGTACCGCGTTCATCCCTCGGCATCTACGTTTGCTTCGAGCAAATCGAATCCTTACTTCCCAATATCATCAAAGCCATCTTCGCCAGCTACCCACCCTTTGACACCTCACCGGAACCCACCACCACCTACGCCGAATCCCAGCAAGTCCAAAGCCTCCTGCTTCACCAATTAGAGCGCATCGGCAACGGGCTTGGCAACTCCAAGATTCGCGTAGGTGTAGGAGAGACGGTCAGGCGCACGCTGAAGTCAGCTTTCGTCTACGGGAACGGCATCACGGAACTAGGTTGGGAATCCTACGAGCGGATGCGATTGCAATACATGGTGCAGCGTACTCCGATTACCAGGCAATTTAACCATCCCCAGATGGGTCTTATCAAGCATGTGGTGGGCAACAAGCCGAGAACGGTAGTCAAGGAAGTAGCCGAGCAAGTGAACATGCCGTTCGCCAAGAACATTCCCATTCAGGATTTCTACATCGATCAGAACTGCCAGTCTCCTCTGGTGCAAGACGCTCGCTGCGCGGCCGTTCGTGAACTTGTCCATGTCGATGAGATTCTAAAGTACGAAGATAACAAGAGTTTCAAACTCCCTACCAGGCAAGAGCTTTATGAATGGTCGCGCCAAAAAGCCTCAACGATGGGAGATTATTCTAAGTCGGCTACGGAACTTATGCGCTCCGGGGTTTATTGGCCGACGATGGAGGGGACCGCCGATGCCGCAGGACAGCGAATTGAAATCATCCGTTACGTTACCCCTTACCGTTTGGTGTGGCTGGCTGCCAGGAAGAGGGCAATCCTCAATATCCCGAATCCCTACGGATTTATCAACTTCTTCAACATGTGCTATGTCGATTACCCAAACCGATTCTACGGATTCGGGGTTACAGACGTTGCAGAAGGTGAGCATCGTCTTATTCAAAGCATAATCAATGCGCGAGTCGATGAACTGGCCCTCGCCATCCACAAGCCCATCATTAAAAGAAAAGGGGCTACGTTCTCTCAAAGCCAGCTAAGGATTCGTCCAGGCATCAACTGGGAGGTGGAAAATCCGAAAGAGGACATACAGACGTTCGAGTATGGAGCTATTAACCAGAACGCTTATGTTGAGGTGGAGGCTGCTGAGCGGCGGCTTCAAAAGTACACAGGTATTACAGATTTGGCCGTACAGGGTGGGCCGACTCCTGGAGGCAATTCCGCTAACCGAACAGCTACCGGAGTCAACGTGCAAGCCGGAGCGAGTGGTACTAGAATGGAGTACCTAGTAGGTACTGCCGAGAGTACCTATCTTGAACCAATGATTTATGGGTTACACACCTTGAACCAGAAGTTCCTCGATCCGCAGCAAGCCCTTGATATTCTTGGGCCTGATGGCAAAGCCTTGCAGCTTGACCCCACCATGATTAAGAACGCGGAGTGCAGGTTCAAGTTTATGGCCAGCGAGAGAATGGCCTCGAAGAACTCTACGCTTCAGGGGTTGCAGGCTGTGGGGCAGTTTCTCCTTAACCCGGCCTTCATGCAAGCCTTGGCAAGCATTAACAAGAAGAAGCTAAACATGGAGTTCCTGGGCGACAAGGTAGGCGATGCGATGGGTTGGAGAGATAGCGACATGTTCATTCCGCTTAGTCAGGCTGAGATTCAGCAGCAGAATCAGCCAAGCCCGCAAGACCTGTTGAAGCTCCAGATGCAACGCGAAAGAATGGCTTCTATTGCTGACGATCATCAGGAAGGCAAAGCCGCTGACATGACTCAAGAGCTTTTGATGCACGCAGCCAAGCATGCCAGCGAAGAGGATGAGGAGCCCACGGTACAATGAGGGCAGAACCTCTAAGCATCAGTTCGGATGAGCAGGAACTCCTGAAACTAGCGGAGGAGTCCAGTTCTTTCACTCAGCATCCCATGTGGCGCAAAATTGAGATATTCTTGAACGCCAATGTGCAGGAAGCCTTGGACGACATACGGAGCAACCAGTCTACCGATGGCCTGATCGTGCTGCACAAGAATCGCGTGTGGGCAGAGCGCGAGAAACTACGAGATTCTTTGATTGCCTTCGTTAAGGGGCCGATCAAAGATGCAAGGGACTTGCTGGAGCAAATCGAGCAAGCCAAAAAAGACGGATACATCAGTGCAACCTGAAAGGAGCCATTGATCTATGGCCGATACACCAGCATCAACAACGCAAGACCTGAAAGACACCCTAGCGCAAGTTACCGCGCCAAAGGACTTCCCAGGGGAGTTCAAGCTAGGGGACGGAACAGTAGTCAAAGCCTCAAACTGGCAGGAAGCCTTTGAAAAAGTAGCGGAGATGAAGTCCAACACGGCGGCAGCTCTGCGCGACCGTGAATCTCAGATTGAGACGCTGCGAGCTGCCCAACAGACTCCTCCTCCTGTTATTCCACCTACAACTACAGGATTCAATCAGAAAGCCTACTGGGAATTGATGAACGCCGATCCAGTAGCCGCACAGAACTACATGGACGCCTTTCGCTTAGGGGTAGACCGGCCGGAGAACGTCCCATTGCTTTTTAACGAGATGCGCAACGTCTCGACATTCAGCGCCGACAACTTCGAGATTCAGAGCTTCATGCAGAAGAACCCTGACTTCCCTGGGACGGACGAAGCCGCCGATTACCTCATCAACCGACTGGCGGCAAGAAACTCCCCTTTGACCTCCGACAACCTTGAATTTGAGTACCTGAAGGGCGTCAGGGATGGGGTAATAGAACCACTAGGAGAAGAGGCGGCCAGGCCGTTCATTCCTCCGAACCTGCCGGCATCGAGTCTTGGGCGGGATGAGCAGAACATCCTGAACCAGTTGCGCGATCCTAGCCAGGTACCAGACGACAAGCTGGATGAGTTCGTGCGTAGAATTGGCCTTTTGAAATAGGGCTTGACAAGTCGTGTATAATGGTTTTCGTGGATGAAGTGCTGTATCCGCAGCGCAGATTCCATAGTACCCCGCAACTGAGGCATCAACCTCTCTGGCGGATGGCAAAGAACCACGCCATCAGCGCGGTTTGAGCGAAGTTCAAACTCAAACAGGAGAGGTGTAACCTTGGCCTACGCGCCAGCAGTCTCAACAACCACCTCACCACTTCTACCGCACCTGAACGTAACGTACTACTCAAGGAAAGCCTTGAGCCAGGTCAAGAAACAGTTCAGATTCGCGGCCGTATCGGAACCAGACGAAATCCCGCGCCGAAGCGGTAAGAACGTCCAATGGTACCGGTACTTGACGCTCGGGGCTAACATCACTCCAGCGCCAGAAGGCACGGTGGGGGCGGCAGTACCACAGCAAACCGCGACCGTCACAGCGACGGTATCGGAATATGCTGACTTCAGTTCCATTTCGACTCTAGCCGACGAAGTAGCTATCGACCCAATCACCACGAACCATGCTACCAACTTGGGGTACCGTGGGGGTCTAACGGTCGATACCATCGTCAGGACAGAGTTCGATTCCAACTTGGCAAGCGTTTCAGTCGCCACGGCAGGCCCTTACGCCACTGTTTTTGACCTCAAAAAGTGCGTGGCTTTCCTGCGCGGCAATGATGTGCTTCCCAAGGAAGACAATGAGTTCCACGGCATCATCCATCCCTACGCGGTATTTGACATTCAAGCGGACAACACGGCAGGCGGCTTCGTTGACGTAATGAAGTGGGCCAAGCCGAGCGTGTTCCTTGAAGGCCAAGCGGCTGCTGACGGGTCGATGGGTGAAGTCGGCGGAGTCCGCATGTGGACCACAACCAACGTGGGCACCAGCGGGACGGCTCCGAACGTTCTCTATAACATCTACGTGGTAGGCGCTGGAGCAGTAGGGCGAGTGGCTCTCCAAGGTTCCGGTCCTAACTACGTGGTTGACCCTGCGGTTGTCGGCTCACCTGGCGAGGAGTTCAACGTCAAGGTGGTGCGCGGCGGCCCCAATCCGGCAGATCCCGAAGGCATGATTGGCTCGTTTGTGAGCTATCGCTTCGTGTTCGTTGCTAAAACCCTGGATTCGACTACCTTCCGGTATCGAATTTTGCAGGCCGACGCGAGTCTGGTATAAGGAGAACATGACCAATGCCATCCTTTCTAGCTAGCGCACGCAGCAACAAACTTCCAAGCACCGGGACCGGCAACGTCACTTCTGAGACGCAGATTCTTGGCTCTGACGGCAAAGTACTAGTAGTCCCGATTGAAGGTTCCCTGGTACTCCAGACTCCTGGCAATGCGCGGCGATTCCGCTATTCCATCGCTGGGTATATGACCTCTGGAACCACTTCCACCGTAACCTTGAAGATGTATCTGGGGACGAGCACGACCATCGCCAACAACGGCACGGCGCTGTTCAGCATCACCACAGCGTCTTTGGGGAGCACCAACCAGAACTTCTTCTTGGACTTGGTATTGATGTACGATTCGGTGAGCACCAGCATCGCCGGCTATTTCGTCGGCCAAGCCTGCAATACGCTCATTGACCTCACGGCCATCACTCAGACTTCGCTGACCACGTTTTCGGATTCAGCGGAAAACCAAGG